TCAAACCCAAAGCTCGGTTTGCCTTTTTGCAGCAAGCATGCACGCTTGTTTGAGCTGGACTTTCGTGACTTCAACTTGGGTATTATCGGCTAAAACCCACAGTGTTTTTTCATCACTGCGTGTCATTAGCACGATGGCGCGAGCCATTCTGGCTTGCGATGTTTCATCACCGTCAAACACCATTCCATCAACTTCGACAGTAATGTTTGAAACCTTTTCAGCGCGCTGCATCTTAAATAGCGTGCGAGCGTATGGCGCCAGTACTTCTTCAACAGTTTTGACCGCTGGCTTTTCTGGTGCCACTGGTAGCGCGATTGGCTCAGCTAAAATGTCAACTCCATTTTCATCTTGGCCGATAACTGGCAAATCAGCATTAAACGCCTCGACTTGTGCTAACTGCTTTAAATACTCAACGTAATTAAAGGCAAAATCCCACTGCTCACCGAGATTGACTAACTCAGCAAACCGTTCAATAACATGTTGAGGTTTTCCGAGTGCGATCAGGCGCTCAATGTCTGCTGTGGTTTTGGTGTCCGGCTTACTAAGCAAAATAGGTAGGCTTTGTTCATTGAGAACTGGCTGTTCGTTATCATCACGCTGAATAAACTCAGCAATTGGTTGTAGCAAATTACTTGTCATTTTTAATCCACCCCAGAGGTTCTACTATTTGAGCCGTCCCGACTAAAACTCGATTCCCATTATCATCCACAGAAGAATTGGCATTATCAAAGAGAGGTACTTTTGCATCATCTCCAAAGTCATCTGCAGTAGTGTCGAATTTCAATTGTCTGTATGCGTAATTTATTAACGCTAGGCCATTGCTTTCTACGGCGTAGTTAAAGACTTTTACGTAATTTGTATCTGCTTTATAGAGTAAATCAGATACATCGGTGTGAGTTAATCCTAACCCCGAGGGATTAAGCTCTCCCGTCCCATCTCGATATCTTAAAGAAAGGAGTGGCAACCGTTCTACACTAGCCAACCAAGCCCTTACGTTTAAAATATCGCCAGTGAGGGAGTACGCAATACTTCTGCGACCATCTAAATTGTCACCCAATATAGATACAACGCCAAGGCAATCTTTGTAGGGTTTAACGTTATCACTGCCTTTGGTTAATTTTGCCTTGGTACTATAACTTACTAGCCATATTGCAGAATTAGCAATGGCCTTTGATTCATAGAGATTCTTCAAATCGCTCCATGTTGTTGTCACACTTGACCAATTTACCCCTGAATCACTTGTCTCCAATATTGTAGGTGTTGATGTGGTTGGTCTGTTTAATTTAAAGTCCTTAACTGTGCCGTCAGGTATCTCTGGAACCCAATCACCAACCCAACCATCCTCCAGATCACCACAAAGCAGGATTTCAGCAGGATCCCCAATGACTTCAGTATGGGTGTATTCACCAGCTACCGAGGTATTTAACTTTTTGGTTTGCACCAATAGCACCTCATCCCCAGTCCAATCTGAGACTACTTTATCTCCCAAAAGTATATAGATAAAATTATCACCTACATTACTTACTTTACCTGAGAATACAACGCCTAAGCTCTTGTTATACAAATGAAAAACATCCCCCAAAGTGCAAGGGTACTCTAAAGTATCTAGGAGTAGTACCGCCACATTTTCCCCACCCACGAAACTAGGGTAAACTTTCCTGAGCTTGTTAGGGTGATTCCCTGACCCTGCCGCTGAGGGGTCCAACACTTTACTAGTCGTAGTATACTCTCTACCACGGTATTCACCCGATTTAATCGCTAAATCCGCCTCTGCAAAATCTTCTCGGGTTAAACCCCTTGCAGAATAACGCATGTCACGACATACTCCGCCTTGACCGCTTGCATAGATAGCATCATAAAACCTTCCATCTGGTCTTGGGAATTTACCTCCTGCCGATGTTGTTGTAGATAATGAGCCTGTAGCGTTAGGATTTTGACACACATTTACAAAGGCGTCCGTTCTAGATTTGATTGCGGCAGTTGCTGTGTACCAAAATGTCCTATCAGTTAAATTGATACCGTCTGTTGCATACGCGGACCCAAAAGGGTTAAAGCTAGGGTGATACGCGCCTGTATTGAGACGGGTAATAGTGCCACACACTAAAAAATAACAATCCTGCTTGTATCTAGAATACATAACACCATTGTGCGAGTACGACTGTTTTCTGCCGTAATTAGCATAAAACAATGTGTTATAACCCAGAGTCGCCCCAGATACGTATGGGGTAGGGGTATCATCATTACCTTGCGGCGCAACTAAAGTGTGAGGATAAGCAAAGCTCAAGTTGTTGCCAGCTCCTGGGTAACCTATAGATTCTAAATATGCCCAATCCCCGTTTCCCGCTCCTGCAAAACTGCGTCCTCTGACGCACCACTGGTAAAATTTACCTGTCGCATCATCAAAATAGATGTTGTTATTTGGGTTACTGGCGATTGCTATGCGCTGAGCATCTGTTGCCGCTTGCCAATTCACACCTCGTCCACGACTAGAATCGTCCCCCTGGTACCAAGAAAAGTAGGTAATAGGTCGTGCCGCATCCTCTACCGTTGCTACGCCACAAATATTGGCAGCGCGACTTTGAATTAAGCCATTGGCGTACACAAATGGATCGTCCTCGTTTATCTCTCTCAGAAAAAGTTCGAAACCCCACATATCAACACGGTCTGTGACAACTTTGTTTGTTGCTGTTTCAGATGCAAACGCAATTGCAGGTGTTGCGTGTCTGACTGATACACCTGTCTCGCTGTCATACGTGCGCGTACCGTCTTCGGCGGGGGGAAGCTTTATAACGCTATAAACTGCATCTCCAGTATGGGCTAAATAGGTGGCTATACCTGCTATCGTCACCGTTGCAAAAGGGGATAGCGAATCCCCCTTATGTGTAGAGCTGGTTGCCGCAGAACCGATATAGAGTTTGTTAGGCTGAGTTTGCCACGATGTTAGGCCTTGATTTATTGGTGATTGCTCAGCCCCCTCATAGTGCTTACCAAAATGCACAAACCCACTTGCAGCAAACTTCTCTATGTTTTGCTGCCTACGCGCTTCAAATTCTACTTTTCGCATCGCCCAAGGGTAGGGGTTTGCACTATCTATTTCACTTTGCATTTCGCGAAGTGTTTTTACAGTCTGAATATTACCATCCAGATCAGTAAACTGTACTGCCCCCATTTTTGTTTGCCAATCCACCATTGCCCGCACATTGTCATTAACCATCGTATTGGCGTTTTTTAGGGCGATTACGGCACTATTAAAGTCGCCACTGGTTGGTATAACAATGGCAGGTACTTGTGACTGTGTGGCGTTACCCCAAGGCGTAGTTAACTCAATGAATTGCCCTTGATTGGTGGCGTATGCTCTGTTGACTTCAACAGGATTAAATGATCCGACAATAAGCCCATCGCCGGGTCTAATATTAGCAACGCTTTCGCCGCTAACAATTTGAGCTACATTTGAATTGTTATCTATGTTGATTGAGTTTGCATTAAACCATGCCATTAGTGTTAACCTCTGAGATAGATGACCGCAGCCTGTTTGACCTGGTCAGGATGTGTAAATGTGATGGGGTGGCGCGCCTGTGCGATGGTGTAGGGCCGTTCAAAGTTCTGATCTGCTTGGCGCATTGCTTTGCCTCGCATCGCACTACTACACAGGTAATCACCTGTCTCGATATCGCCTCCATGCCCGCAAATGTTTAATACGCCCTCACCCAATGCATTGAACGAGATCAAATCGTGTGTATCTCGGAACTCTATAAACCGCTCAAAACCACGATATCCTCGTAGTGCTGCAATCTGATTGGTCAGGTCGGTGCGTGAGATAAATATGCCGCGTACGGCTCTGTCATTTGGTTGGGTGGTAGGTTCCATGGTACAAATGGCATTAGACAGGTCGGCAATATTGACCAATTCGATATCCTTTACTAGATCTCCAGCCTCAATTTGAATAGATTTATCTATCAGTCCTTCATGACCACCTGTAAATGGGCCAATAATGCCACGCTGAGAGTATAGCGCATACGTACCTTTTGCATAAATTGAAGCACCATAACCACTACTATTGGGGTTATAAATATACATACTGCCACTTATGCCGCTATTGGAATTTATACGCATTGCACTGGGATTATTTGCAGCGCTTGCCCCTGGAGGAGTAACAAATTGGGCATTTGAACTTACCTTAATCGCTTCAATGCCATCATTATTGATTTTGACATGTCCAGATACAGCTGTGATGCTGTCAATTGTGCCTTTTGCAGCTACAACTCCATTGGCAATCACAGTGCCATCTATTAATGCACTACCGTGTATGTGCAGGGAAGTTTGTTCCCAGTTGGAACCATTCCATAATTTTGTAGTTTGATGTGCAGGGTCACTAACTTTATAAATAGTAACAACATCATTAAGTACAGGGCTTCCTCCTGTACAACACCCATTTGCGATAGAATCGTACCAAGTACCAGAACTAGTCCCAATTTGAAACTTGCCCGCACCGCGAGAACCTGGGTCACCTTGGCGACCAGATTCACCTTTAGAACCTCGGTCTCCCCTAAACTTTGACCAAATGTAGTCTGTGGGGTCATTAGACTCAGATGGAGTTGCTTGATTTACAGCAATACCGATGTATTGGGTAGCATCTGTAGGGGTTTGATAAAGAGGGTTACCGCTTGGACTATCACTATAGGCAATCCACGTATATAGCGTTTGCCCATCTTGACCTGGCTCTCCTGGCAAGCCATCAGCACCAGAAGGTCCTTGAGCTCCTTTATATTTAGTCCAAGTGTAATCAGCAGGGTTGCTAGACTCCAGTGATGATAACTTGTTATATGCTATGCCAATATAATCTCGTCCATCTGGATAATTACTTATGCCTTCGCCTGAAGGGCTATAAGCATACTTTATCCATGTATATGATGATTTACCGTCCGCTCCAGGCTCACCGGGGATCCCTTGCGGACCTCGTTCACCATCTAAGCCCCGAATATCCTGCTCCGACTCAACAACGTAGTTACCTAACACAAGTCTACCGCGAAATACATGGACTGGTTTTTCAGGGTCCGCATTATCAACGTATGATGTTGGTACAAACGTGTTACCAATCATCACCCCCTGACGAATTATATCAGCAGCTAGATCTATACTACCTACATCGCCGTCATTGTAACCGGCTATTGAAACAATACGTCCTTCGTTATTGATCACCCAACCACCACGGGCAATCAGCTCTCCGTTTTGTGTCTCGAACGCTTGACGAATATCCGAAATGCTAACAGACTCATCAGCAGCATTGGTCAACGACAAGTTACGGATGTATTCAGCAAGTGGTCCATCGACCCAACTATGCCCAGCAGTTACACATTGTACGGCATCAGTTTCATTGGTGATGTTTCCATCATCGTCTATGCAATAGCCCACGGCTGCACGGGTATAAGTAATCGCACTGGCTAATGTTGCGGTGTTGTCCTGCTCTATCTTAGCGACCAGGTCAGTCCGTTGTTTCGCCAGAGCTTGCTCTTGGTCTGCTAACGCTTCAGTTACTGTTTGAAATGCCGCCTCGGTATTTGCAGCAAAAGCGCTAAAAGTCTGATCCCGAACAATGTTGGCATGGTTAACTTCAGCAAACGCTTCGGTTACATCGCTAAACGCAGCTTCGGTATTGCCTACGAACACCGCAAAACGTTCATCACGCGTCACACTAGCTCGCACTTCATTGGCAAAAGCCTTTGCTAGCGTCGTAATATATGCCTGATTTTGGTTGTGCAGGGCGCCCAGCTCCAACGCGTAGCTGGCTGTCGATGCCAACTCATCAGTTACTGCGTTCAACTTGTCTTGGGCCACTGATAGTTTGACATTCTGTTGTGCTAAATCGTTGCCCTGTACCAACTGATTATAGGCGGCTATTACCTCATTCAAACTCTGAGCATCATCAGCAAGCTGCCTCCCTCTAATTTGTACAATATTGCGGCTTATCTCTCCGGCAATAGCGTCTAGTGTCTGATCAACTTGGGCAAACTGATCATTAATACCACCATCTGCATTGTTATAAATGTTGATTTGGTCACGGATATAGCCGTCTGCAGCTGCTATCCAAGTAGATGCCGCATTGGCCTTTTCAAGAGTGTTATTGTCGCTCAGTGTCTGTAGGACAGTCGTAATTCCATATTGAGCATTAAATGTATTGATTGTGGAACTAACTTGGCTACTGGTTTGATAGCCCCGAGCATCCACCATAGCTGTTGCCAGCATCATGCTGCGCTCAACCACGGGGCCGTCAATCCAATTATGGCCAGCAGCCTCACAGGCCACTGCATTTTGTTCATCCACGTGGTTACCGTCAGCATCAACACAATAGCCAGTTGCGGCCCGTGTAAAGTCAATCGCCTTTGCTACGGCTTTACCGCTTTCGGTCGTTATCTCGGCGCGTAAATGCTGTTCACGTTCCGCACTCGCCTGACGCTCGTTAGCATAGGCACGACCCAGGGCTGTTACTCCAGCAACATTTTGGTTTTGCATTGCAATGAGGTGAGTCGTTTGTTCTACAACAGCACTGACATTATCAGACAGCGCACTCAACTTACTATTAGCGTGAGCAACCGTTACACCAAGCTCAGCCAACTCATTGTTGCGGAGTAGGGTGTTATACTCGGTCATTAAATCACTAAGAGATTTACCTGCGGCTTCTAGCTCTAGTCCTTGAATTTGAGTAATTGCTTGACCCATTTCTCCAGCAATTGCATCTAACTGATGCTCAGCCAATGCCAACTTTTGGTTGACGCCTTCATCCTCGTTCAGTAACTGCGTAACTTGATTTTTAATAGTAGCGTTAGCTCCATCTATCCAAGTCTGAGCGGAGTTTGCTTTAACAATTACATCATTGTCTGCCAGTTCTTGTAATGCAGCGCTTATACCGTATGTGCTGTTAAATGAGTCCAACGCGGCCTGCACGTTACTTTGCGTCTGGTAACCCTGCGCATTGGTCCAAGCTGTGGTTGCATACTGAGCCATACGGCCAGTTCCAGCGTCAAGCTCTTGCTCTATGGTGGTTGTACGCGCAGTGATATCGCGTAGCGCTAGATCATTAGCACCACGTTTACCCACCTCAATATAGTCAACATCACAGCCACCCAACTCAAAGGTCAGCGCGGTAATGGTACCGGTATATCCTGGTGTGCCCGTCGCGTCGATCTGGATAATTTCCCAGTCAAGGCTATTTGGCTCCGGCACAGGGATAGCATGAACTCCGCCAAAATGGATTTCACCAGCCCAAGTACTTTCTGGATGTCTGCGCACTCGCAACCTAAACATTGGGTTTTGACTAGCGCTGTACTCAATAGCTGGACTATTTAGAGTGTGACTACATACAACAAAGCCCAAGACATTGTGACTGCTATGACCAGTAAAACCCTCCGCACTGGTGTTAAATTGCCAGCTATAGGCTGGGGTTAGGGCTGCTATAGCTCCTGCGATTTGGGCATTCACTTCTGTGTAAGTGGCGCGCTGGTTGATTAGCCCAGCTTGTACCATAATCTGGGCGGTTGCTTCATTGAGCTGACTCTGGGTTTGTGTGATCCGCCGCGCCTCAAACGATACGCGACCATCAACACCGTTAATATGTGTTTGAGCCAAGGAAAATTGATTGTCGGTGTATTGATAGGCTCGGTTAACAATGACACCGCTATCTGGGTCAACGTAAACAATCGCATCTATCAGACGTTCATTGTCCAACATCTTGCGCTCGTACTCTTGCCGAAACGATGTATAGTTCCCCGTTACGTCAAATACTGCACGCTGCATGTCGGTTAGCGTTAATACCGTCTCATCCAGTTTGATGTTTACTGTGCGCAACTGGTTGGGAAGTCCAACGGCTAATGAATCATCCAGTATTGCAGTGACGTTTTGCAAACTCTGGATCTGATCAATGTTTCTTGCAATCAGCGACGGTAGATTTTGTTCAGTGCTCGGGCGTAGTCTATCGACTTGTTTATCTATATCACGGATCAACGTTTGCGCGTCTTCACTTAGCTTGGTTAATGGCAAGTCATTTACAAATTCACTTAAATTAACACTCGATGTCTGAGCAGTTACAACTAGCCAGTCGCTTTCCCCCATTAAATTGACAGTACGAACTTTGAATTTGTATTCGGTTTCTGGACTAAGTCCAATCCGATTGTAAGTTTGTGCATACACCATCTCACTTTGTTGGGGATCACCATCTGTACCTAAATACATCCACTGGTATTGCGTCCCAACGCCAACAGCGGGTAATGACGCGGTCAAGGTAAGTTGGTTATAGTCGCTGGTTATATTTACTTGCGGTTTTACCGGCTTTAGCACACTAAATTGTGTTGCGACTGCAGCTGATCGCTTACCGTAAATGTTGCGAGCAAAAATACGTACTGTGTAGTTGCCCATATTGAATGTAGGCAATGTTAATGCCGGGTAGGTAACCGCAGCTTTATATGCTTGATTTTCGCCGTCATCAATTTCTACGTCATACGCATATACTGCATCCGGTGCAGGGTGCGACCAGCTGATCACGCCATTGCCATCCGCATCTAAAGATACATTAAGGCTCTCTATAGATAGAGGTATACCAGGCACATAATCCGTATTGGGTGTTAAATCCTCAACACCTGGCACCATGCCATCAGCCCAAAGACCTGGACCATCTTCAATACAGCGGATAGTAACACCACGGTCGAGCCTAAAACGTCTATCGATTACGCGGTAAATCTTATTGTTTATATGATACTCGGGTATATCTACCTTAATGGTTCGCCCGACTGCCGCACGTAGGCCTGTGTGTCTTAGCGGTAGCTCAATGGCACCTAAGCGTGTTTGTTCTAGCTGTATAGCAGCGAGTCGCTGAGCGGTAGCGCTACTGCGCACAAAGGGGAGTGATAGCGTTTGCTCTAGTGGCTGGGCGTCTTGCTCTAGGTAAGACTGTGCAATCACTGGCGGTGCATCTGTACGCTCATAGTTTTGTTTGGGGTCAACGAATTGCGCACGTACAGTATTGGCGCGCTCGCGTAAATCCGCGTGCCATTTTATTTTTACATCGCCCAGCACATCGGCCATGGTGACGGTGTAAGTGGGTGCGCCGTACCAGGCACCCACGCGCACATACCACTGGCCCATTTGCCTAAATACTTTGCCGGCAAAACTCCGTTCAAGTTGCTGTAAAACCTCAAGTGGTCGTGAGGTAAATGCAAAAGTGCCATTGACTGTGTAACGGGGTTCTTTATGGGTCTCGCCTTGGCTATCGGTGTATTCCGCTTCTTCATCACACACGTTAGCCGCAGCTATCCACCAATTCATGGGCAGGTGACTAACTGGCACTTGGTTTGCCCCATAAAACCTAACGTAGTGCAGGGTGCACAGCACTGCATTTTGTGACCACTTCCACGTATTTCTATCGTCTGGATCTTGGCTTGCATCACGTGGATCCCACACTCTGGCACCACGAATTAAAAACTCGCAGTCGCTCACGCCATCAGGGAATACTTCACGGTTGTTTTCGAGCTCTAAAAAGATGTGCGCTTGGTCGCGACCGATGTGTTTAACAGTCCAGCCCTTCATTCGCTGTACGGCTAACTGTATTGCATGACTGTGGCGACCATCTGCAACAGCGTAGTCGTAAGAACCAGCTGGATAATCGCTAATGGGTTTATTGGCAATATAAACATTCTCAAGGGCATCAATCGGAGCACCGTTGATAAGCACAATCAATTGGATAAATTCTTTTTCACCACGCGTTACTGTGGCTTGGTGTGCAATCACACCGCCTACACGGTCGCGACCAAAGGTAATACGCCTAGGTTGGTCTATGCCTTTTTGCAGCCCTTTTGCTAGTGTGGCGACATCCTGCTCAGGCTGAGTTGCATCCGGCATCAAGCCGCCAAATAAAGCACCAACGGTAAAATCCCAAACACCGCCAACAACATCGCCAACTACGTCAACAACCTTACTCATGGATAAGCTCCAATGGGTAAACATAACGTAGCGCATCCAGCGGTAGGGTAGTCACCCCCTCATCAGATACACAATACACACAACCAAGGCCAACAATGCCACCAACCAGCTCACCATCATATTCACACAATGCCACATCGCCACGGGCCGCGTAGTCAATCGCAATAGGCGCTACGTTTAAACGGGTTTCAAAAGTATGTTTAAAGCCACTTTTAATGATGTTTAAACCCTGTTTAAATGTGGTATAAGCTCCGCGCTCGGGCGCTGGGTCAAACCCGTGATATGCCCGTATCCAATCCGCCACAAATAAACAGCAATCAAACTCGCCAAATTTAAATGGTTTATGCCAGCAGCTTTCCAAGTATTCATTTAGCTTAGTGGCTTTGGTTTTTGACATTGCGACCTCCAATACGTCTACCTGGTTGGGTGTCTGGCAAAATGGTACTGTTTGCAGCGACTTGCTCTTTGAAAAATTCATCCCCCGGGTAAAGGGCCTTTTGTGTTGCGTCATTCCATCGTTGATGTAGTCGAGCCTGCTGCCAGCGTTGAGACTCGCCAGTCACCGTTAGCTCAACCTTTGACAGCGCACCGCGCTCACTATCGCAAGCAGCAACACTGCCACTTTCAATAAGCTGAAAACCATCAACACGGTAATGCTCATCGACTACTACAAGCCAAATATCTACCTCAACCCCTACTGGGTCATTAGCAGCCACTTCGCCTAAAATCTCAGGGTTTGGAGTAGTGAGCGTCAGCCGAATATTACTTACTGAGTTGTTGTCATTGGCGGGTATTTCACTCACTTGGCCAAGTGCACCTAAGCCATACCAGGTTTGATATAAAAAGCGACGTTCACCCACGCCAGTGTGCAAGCGTAAGTTGCCAGTCTTAAATTTAAGGTCGACAAAGTAGCGTGGGTTGCCACGCGCTAAACGGTTAATTAGCGAGTCTGCTACAGCCTCCATTAAAACGCCTCCCTACCACGTATACGCCAGCTGGTTACTACACCATTTTTATATTGGGCATCGGCTAAGCCTTGCTTGTTATCAATCAACCTAAATACGCCTGCAGGGCGCACAAAACAAACAGGGGTATTGTGTGCAGGAATACGCCTAAGAGGCGACTCAAAACGAAGTGTCGTTGTACCAGTTGCAGAGGGGAGTACGTTTTCGGTTAAGATTTTTAGTTCAGATGCTGAGCCTGTACCAATCTGAATTTTCTCGCCAGCACGGGCGTATACCTGCCCAGCAGGTAAGTTAGTCACCGGAAGTGCCGCACCGTCATTGTAGCCACCATACACATATGCGGTTGTGTCTAAACGTTCTTGCTCACGGCGGTAGTCATGCATCAAGAACCTACCAACACTGCCACGCAAAGAGGCCAAAAAGCCATCGAGCTCAAGGGCATCGCTTTCTGGCACATTGGTCAATTCAATTTCAAACTCCCAATAGGCACCCTCGTTATCGAATACTTCAGAGGCATTATTGGCTTTATTGATGTGCAACTGGCTATTAGGAACCAGTCTAAAAACGCAAGATTTTGGGGGCTTAGGTAGCGGCAGATGCTCCATTATTTCTCATCGCTCGTGTTCGAATCGTTAGAGCGAGTGTAAAAATTAATGGAGCCAAGGGGAGTAGGGAAAGTGGTTTACATAGAGTTACCAGACAGCCGGTCTAGATTATCAAATCTCTTACTAGCTTCTCCAAATGATGTGAAATCAATTTTTCACTTTCACTATTACAAATAGGCTTGTTTCTGATAGATTTTTCAAAATAACAATACAAGAACATTAGCAGTTTATCGCCAAAAGCTAGCCTAACTGCTCTATAGCCAGCACGAGTGTAACTCGTTTCATTATTATTTTTTTTATCAATTTCCGTTAGTTCTTGACAATGTGCAGCAATGCTTTCGATTAAAGTATAAAAATACCTATTTCGTTTAGAACTAAATAGTGCGTTCTTTCTTAAGTGGTTCTTTAGCCCATTGTCAATATCTTCAAAACTTGAAGCATTATTGTAACCCGCACCTTTATCGAAGCCCTGAGTTTGAACGGAGTAAGAAAGTATCGTATTTAGCATTTTTGGGTTATTTTCTCTCAGCTTAATTGATATATCATCAAAGTTTGATTTGAAATGAGCCACATTTTTATAATCTGAACCTAAAGGTGTTTCCACGAAAGACTTTAACCCGCTTTCATGTCCAGCTCGACATTCCTCCATTACTAAAACCTCTCCATCGACAAAGAAAAGTGATTCAGCTTTCAAGTTATTAATTGCTTTTTCGCAAATCTTATCTAGTCGCTCTAATATTTGACTACTTGCAGTAACGCTATACATTTTGGAAAACTCAGTGTCGCTGGTTCTCCAAGTTCTATACAGCAGTATGATAGTTGTCAGCAACAGAATAGGATTAAGAATATTGTTAAAGTAGCTCGCCGACTTCTCCCATACATCAAGGCTAGGTTCTAAGCTAAGGTCGAATCTGCTTATATAGAATAGATAAATACTACCTATTGGAAAAAATAGAATTGAAAATAATAGTGTTCCATAATCCACTCCTTTTTTCTTAATACTGTCAGCATTCCACTTGATAACAATCACAGTCACTAAAAATATTGATATAAGAGCGAAGATCGCTCCCCCCACAAACCATAAATTATTCCAGTCCATATTTTTCTATGCCACACGTCGAATGCTTTGAATAATAACACCATTTTCTTGAATGTCTTGCAGGATCAACCCTCTAATTTGATTTGCCACATCATTTCCGGTTCTTTGTGCACTGACCTCATCTGTTGCGCCCTGGACGATCACATGGTTGGTGATGTTAAAGCTTACGTTGCCACCACCTGATTGTGCTCTGTTGCCCGCGTTGTAGTGGCGGGCCATGGCGCTTACTTCAATGTTTTGCTTGGGTGATAACACCCGCTCACCGCGTTGTAATAGGTAGGTACTCTCGTTTGGTACGTAATCTAAACCACCATGGGCAATACCCGCAGCCGGCTGTTGCGACTTAATTTGGCGAACTTGTTGTAAGCCCATTGCAACGGCGGCAGCTGCGGCGGCCGCGCCAAGGGCAGGGCCCACAACTGGAATAGACGCAAGCGATGCATATGCACTGGTAGCAGATTCATAGGTTTTAATTAATGCCTGGCTAATGGCAAAGGCTTTGTACATTTTAAATGCGGTTTTGCTTTGCTGGCCCATGGCTTTTAAGCCTGCCATACCAAGCCCTAAAACAGCATCGGTTTTCTCTGCTGCATTTTTCTTCTCCCAGTTAGCAAACTGCACTAGGTGCTGCTGCATGGCACCGGTATTTTTGGTCTTTAACTGCATCAAGCGCTCTTGATGGTCCCATTCGCGTTTCTCAACTTCTGAATGGAATCCCTCAGCAGCGAGCAGTTCCTGTTGGCGCTCGATGTCGCGGATTTGGTTGTCGGCGTTATATTTTATTTCGCCTTTTTCATCGTTTGCGGCTAAGCCAAGAGACTGCCTACGTGCAGCATCGACTCGAGCCTGCTGCCTGGCTTGCTCAACCGCCAGCTGATTTTCGTAGGCTGCAAGCGCTTCACGGTTAGCGTGACCCTTAATTTGTGCTATTCGGTTTTCAAGCGTTGCGCGTAAATCATTACGGCGCTTTTCTTCTGCTTGGTTTTGTATGCGGGTTTTGTCATTCTCACGCTTTTGTGCCAGGGCTTTTACGTCTTCAGTGTGCTTTGCGTCTAGCTGCTTTAAAATGGCATCGTATTTTGCTTTATTGGCTGCATCACTTTCACGTGCAGCAATAACCATTTGCCGCCGCTTTTCATGGCTTGCTTTTAAGCGCGCTTCTTCATCCAATAGACTCAATTGCAAGCGCTGGATATTTACGGGTAACGCGCTAGGTTGCGTATTCGTTTCTGGCTTCTGTGTAGGGGTAGGTTTTGCTATCTCGCCTTTTAATTGCTTTTGTAATGTCAGTAGGCGGTTTTGCTCTGCAACTAGTTGCTCTACCTTGGCCTCTTGGAGCGCAATTTCCTCGTTCGATTTTTTGATTTGGTTCTTTGAGAGTTTAACCCGCGCCATTTGGCCAACGCCAAAAATGGAATTGTTTGAAATTAAGATCCCATTTTGCACTTCGTTTTTAAGCTGTTTTATCTCTTGCTTGGCTTCTTGAATTTGCTTGCTGGTTGATTCAAATGTGCGGTTTACTTCAACAAGCCTTGCAGCACGCGCTTTTGCTGTTAGCGTCTCAAATCCGCCTGCGAGTTCATCAACCTTACTTTTTAATTCACTGGCAGAGCGTGCACCGCTATCGCCTTGTGTCGCAAAGTAAGCTATAGCTAAGCCTGCTGTAACCGCAAGACCAACAGGGCCACCCAATAACCCCATTGCGCCAGAAAGCGTACGAGTCGCAAAACTCGCTCGGGTTGCAGCGGCTGTATACGCAGTGGTGGCTGCTGTGTGCGTTGCTTGTGCAGCTGCTGCGCGTTGATTGGCTAGCGCTAAGTTATGGATGGCATTGGTACGCATCACGGTATTGCGTGCCATGGCTAGTTGGCGCTGGGCGGCTTGCTGTTGTTGTATAGAGTGTTGTAGTTCAATAGCTGCGTTGCGCTTGGTTTGTGCTGCAAGTTGTACTTGTGCCTGAAGCGCTTTATGCGTTGAAACTGCGTTAGATGTAAATGCGGCCGCTGAACGATACGCGCTCCCAGCTAAGCGGCTACCAATTACAACCGCAAGTAGGGTGGCCGATGTGGTTAGCCCATCTACAATCCCTTGGTTTTCACGTAGCGCTTGCATTGCCTCGGTAATGCTACTTACCACCGTAGTTACCGCAAAGTTTACGGGTTGCTCGTAGTGGCGGATGAGGCGTTGGTACTCGTTGCTCATTTCAGCAAACGAGGCATTGATTTTACCCTCAGTGGCTTCAGCTGCACCGGCATAGTCATCAAACGCTTTAATAAGGTACTGCTTAAACATTTGGCTGGTGACTTTACCGTCGTTCACCATTTTCCTAAAACCGCCAGCTGCTTGCCCCGCCGCTTTGTCTAATTTTTGCATTAAGCCTGGTAAAGGCTCAGTGACCTGGTTGAGTTCTTCAGCACGTAGCACGCCCGCAGTCATGCCTTGCGTCATACCAAATAAACTTTGTTCGAGCTGTACATTGCTCGCCCCAGTTTTAGCAGCAGCATTTGCAAAGCCCTCTAGTATTTTTATACCTTGGCTTTGCGTTACAACGCCCGCTTCCTGCAGGTTTAGAATACGAGAGTATGAATCGGCTAGGGTGGTGTACTTGGTATTGAGTCTATCTGCAGTCGCAAACAAATAGTTTTGAACTGCGTTATATTCTTGAGCAGAACCGGTGAGCCCTTGCAACCGCGTGTCTAAAAGCTGTGCATTGCCGGTATCTCGCACAAACATAGCAGCCGTTCCAAGGCTCAACACCGATGCAATACTTCCCGCTAGTTGATTATAACCAGAGCTTAACTGCCCCAACTGGCTATTCACTTTACTCTGTGACGCGCCTAACTGCTGATTTGCGGCAACCAACTTTCTGTTCGCATTGCGCTGTTGCTCAGTGAAACGTATAGACTGCTGCTGATTAGTGGACCTATTTTTGGTCGCTTTTGCTACTTGGTTAGTTGAGTTTGTAACGCTTTGGTTAGTTCTAGCCTGCTTTTGGTTTTCATCACTACTACGTTTAGCCGCTTGGTTAGCCTGCTCATTTGCCTGCGCTCTAATTTTTTGGCTTTTGGCTGTTTGCTCTGTAGCTTGTATTAAGTCTTGCTGTGATGTTGTTTGGCTTTTTACTGCTGTTATTGCACGTTCTTGGCTCGTTACACTTTCCCTAGCAGTGGAAGACACCTGTCGATGTGCTTCAGCAATATTCAAGGTAGAGTGACTATGTTGACGCGCAGCTTGGCTACCGCGTTCCATAGCGTCAATTGCAACGGTTTGAGCGGCACTTACTTGGCCTGTTGTTTTTGTTAGTGCCTCGTTAGCACTGCTGTGCGCATCTAACGCTTTGGGGATCTGATTTAACTCAGCTATGTTTTTCTGAGCGCCCTTAGTAACCGCTCGACCATCATACTTTAAGCGTAACGCCAGGTTCAGTTGGTTTTTCATCGGGCCGCCTTATTAATCCTACTATCAACCGCTCTAATTGTTGCAGCTTGCTAAAATCCGTTGGTGTGAGTGTTATGTCTGCGTAGCGCCAAGCCACTTCTGCCCGGGCATAGTCTAGGGCGAGCTCCATACCTTGCTTACACAACTGCCACTGTGTGCCGGCAGTGCTCAGCGCCAAGACCGCCGTCCAGTTCTCAGGGAGTACATACAGCGAGTCGGCCTGTGGCTTGGTTTTACTTGGCGCACCAAAGTGCGCTTCGTCGTCATCTAATATTGGGTTGCTGGTTGCTAGGTCACCCACATACCACCTAGCAACGTCGACTAGTTTTTTTCCTGTACGCGGTATTGTGCGTTTACGCATTCAACCGAGAGCCGCCCGGCGATAGCCCCATAACTCAGTAGTTCGTCAAGTACATCACGCTTAAAGACGACTTGTGTGCCGTCATCCACAAAGTTGTCCCAACCAATCAGTAACTCGCGCACAATGGCGTCATCTTTTTTACTGCCATCGACCAATTTGGTCATCTCAGCTTCTGGTATGAGTTTAATTTTGGCGTCAAATTTGAACTCAACACCGCCAAACTCAAAGTTGATAGGAGCCAAGATAGTGGCGTTTTTTAATTGCTCTAATTTCTTTAATTTCATTTGGATCACTCAAATACTAACGTTAATTCATCATAGCCTGCGCCACTTGGCACCAGTTTGCCATCAAGCTCATAGCCCGTTAACTCACTGTCTAAATTGGTATATTTAGGTGTAGGGAGTTGGTAGCGGCCAATGAGCGTAAACTGTTTACCGGCTGTGGTACCGTGGCTAAACTCAAAGTGCTGCACCTTGCCAATGTCGTTAAATGGGTTAAAATTCCCCAAACTATCGGCACTTACCGTCATTTGGGCTTTAGACTCATGCCCGGTGAGCATAATGGCCTCATGGTTAATGGCACGGTCGAAGATCACATTATTACCAACATCCACCGTGAGCTTATGCAGCACGCGCGACACCTCATTAAGCGCGAAGGCCGAGGCGCACTCCACGCCTAGTACCTCTGGCCGTTGCCAGCGGTTCCAGTCAACAGCTGGGACAGCGGCCGATTGCACTGGTGGGCTAAACAAGCCTTTAAACTGCCAGTTAAGCTTAGGTATGCCTTTTTCTAAATTGAGCGATACATTGCCCAGCATTTCACTGATTTCATGGGTGTTTTGCCCAAAGCGCACTAAAGCTTTGGCTTTGCTCGCATTGCCTAATGCATAGGTCACGCTGGTAGCATCGGCGACTTGCACAAACCCGCAAGCCAATAACAGTGGCGCGATTGCTGGCGCTTGCCCGGGTGTGCCACACATTGAGAGTGGCGTTTTAAAATTTAAGGTTACGTGCTTACCAAAAATCACATCCAAGCTTGCACCACTGTGTGCGGTTTCGAGCTCATCGGCTTCGGTCTCAGACTCAATAGCAAACTCTACTTCACTGGCATACACCGCATGTTGGCCTGTGAGCGTGGTGCCAAGTGCATCAACTAAAAGTAACTTGTCTTTAAATCGCCAGCTGCTCATGCATCACCTCCTGGCAGGAGAGTGTTGCCCTCAACTTTGTACGCACCGCTTACATCCTGCGTACGGCGCTTTTCAGCCAATAGGGCAAGCGCGTGGTTTGCCACATCTCGCGTTACCTTTTGTGTTGCTTCTGGCGGCTTGGTTTCGGTTGGTTTAGGTTTTGTCATGGCATGGGCCTCGCGTTTACGGTTACGTAGCCGGTTACTTTGAACTGGCACTGGTAAATTAGGGTATTAGTCGTACTGTTAAACTCCACAATCCGGCCTCTGTGGGGTGCTATGGGTTGCCAGTCGTCAAATTTAACGCCAGCAAGCGCAGCTTTTATTTTGTTTCTCAGCTCTGCAATTTGGTTATTGGCGTATTGGTTGCCACCATGGCACGGTATTACAATCATCACGGCAAACAGCTCTGTTATGTTGTAAATCTGCTGGCCTGTAACTGCGTCTTCCGGTGCATAGTCATCATCTAACGGCAGCACAAAAACAGAGGCGGTTTGTATTGGGTGATTGCGTACCTCGTTAAAATCGGCTGCGGCTCCTACGCGTAAATTAAGCTGCTTTAAAAGCCGCTCCACCTTGTTTAAATCAAAATTAAACTGCATTTAAACCTCGTTTAAACTAGCCACCCGGTCACCATTTCAACAATGGTACTGGCTTGCGTTTGCTCTATACCTATAATTGGGCGAGCGGGCAGGGTAACGCTATGGTTACGGCCAGCCTTACCACCAAAGTGGTGAATAGCGGCGTATTCTTCTCCCAAGCCGTGTATTAGTTCATCACCCTCAGGCTTGTGCGTTATCGAGCCCACCAAACCGCTTTTGTCTGTGAGTGTTAAACCAGGCTTTTCTGGGTCTCGGCCTTTACCTGTTCTTGCCGCTTCAGACTGCTCCCACCTAGTACCGTCTGGCGCAAGCTCGCTTAAAAATCGTGTGGTTACGTCCTGATCTAAAAATGCACCTATGTCGTCTAGGATGTCAGTTGGGTCTCCGCTCTTATGGCGTAGCAACTGCAGAATGTCGAGCGCATCACCAGAGACTTCAACAAACACCCCAGCCATTAGAACCGGCTCCAATCAAAGTTAGAGGTAGGCTTTGCGGTGCGCATTGTGCCGTGGCTTTTTGGCATCGGCTTTTTAATTTGAATGGTGCCAGCATTGATTTTATCTAGCATCTGCAGTGCAGCCTTTTTACGGGCCAGTTGTACATCTCCCGGATTATTGCTTAGCTCATACCACATTAGCTCTGATGCAATACCCGGGAGTAAAGAATCTGCAACTTCGCGCTCTGATAAATCGTATTTAGCCACATAACCCATTATCACCGCATTTACGTTGGCGGCGGCCCCATTAAACCATCCGGCGATTTGCATCTGGTTATCGCCAGCAGGCTCACCTAATAATGCTGCCTTAATGTCTTCAGCAGTCATGGGATTATCGTAGTTTGGTTCTAACCGGCCTGTTGCACACTGCAGCAGGGTAGACATACCAAGTAAACTAATAATGTGGGTGGCAGATACAAACATAGTGACCTCATAAAAGGCGGGCGACCCCGCCTTTGGCTCTACTTTAAGGAGTATGGAAATTAAGGTGCTGGTGTTAGCACGTCGGTTAGTAGCATGCCGCAGTCTTTAGCAATGATTTGCTCTTCGACTGACTCACCTACCATTACCTCAGTACCACCGAACAGGCCTGCAGAAACAGGCCGATTACCCGACACTCGGTTTTTGTATCGAGCGGTCAACGCAAAAGTCATACGCTTGTTTTCAAACCCAGCTAATGGGTCGTGATATGTAAAGGCGAGGTTGTCACGCCAGGCTCGTTCAAATACTGGCGACTTACCTTTTTTAGCGGTATTAATACGGGCTTGACCAATATTGATATGCTCAATTTCTAATTGGTCTTTAATAAACTGCCAAGGCACTAAGCCTTCATCACCTAACGAACCGTTGTACGCTTTAATCATCCGTTTGTTGGTTCTAAGTTTGGTGGCCACTTTAAAAGACATGGTCATGGCATTAGGGCGCATGAGTGGTTCGTCTAGTAGTTCAAGCAACCATGGCAAAATATCTAAATCAGGGTCATCAATATGTTTAAAACCAGCGGCACTGAGTTTATGGTGCTTACCAAAGTTAGTTGGATCTGCAAATTTGTCAGCAACGCGTACTTCACGGCCCAATAAGATTAAATCAGTTATATTCTCTGTAGCCACGCTTAGTGGGCTATAGCCTTCTGGTGCGTTGTCTACATCATCGTTGGGAACAACATCCGATAACCCGTGGTCAGTCACTGAACCGGTTTGGTCATTAAACGTAAACTCAACCTGGTTAGGGCCAGACTTACGGCCAATTTTAGTATCTGGTAGCGTAAACTTTGCGGCCTTCTCGTACTCGCCCCATTTATATTCGCGGCGATTTACAGACGAATACGGCATCAAGGTGTTGGCGATCAACGCACGGTTATTGTACGCAATTGCAATCGCCGTTTGATGGGTGACTGGGATAAATGGCATGCCATTACTCATAACTCAATCCTTACTTAACAATTAAAAATGGGGTGACGTGAATGTCAGCAATAGTACCGGCGTCACCTTTTTCGAGCACTTTGCCCACCACGTTAATGGTGTCGTCTTCAGCAAACGTTGCTTTATCAAACGGAATGGCTCGGCCTTCAGCATCGCTTACCGCCCATTCGCCACCGTCAAAGTCGCCCCCTAGCTCAACGGGCGCAATTCGGTCCATCACCACATCCACGCGTAAGTGGTTATCTGTGCCTTGCTCTGTTACGCCCAGCGCATTATCGGCCACACCTGCAGCAGCGGCTGCCATAAAATCACCTACAGATACCGCCACAATTCGGTTAGGTTTTATTTCGCCTGTGGCCGCAAAATTACGAATTAATCCAGGAATGGCCATTAGCTTGCCTCCGATTTAATATGATCCATTGCCGCGCTAATGGAGATTGTGCGGCCTTTGTCGGCTTCCGACTTTTGAAACTCAACCGCCTTAGTGGCAAGTTGCTCAGCAGTAAGATCGCCCGGTTCTTCTTTGTCGTCCTTACTAAAGTCCTTGGTTAAGCCTTTTTGCTCTGGCAACGCTTGCAAAAAGCCCTTAAACCAATCAACTGGCTTACTGGTTTTGTCACCATCAGCCGCCGCAAACTCAAACGTTTGCTCGGTATCTTGCTCCAAGTGCGCCATAAACTCCGCCAAGCCTTCGGTATTGGTTATGCGCGGCGCTTTACCACCATTGAGCGTGTTATCAATAAACGTTTGTGCCGCTGATCTGCGCTGATTAAACTGGAGCTCAGCGTTTTGTTTATTCGCCGCGTCCAGTTGGGCCTGCAATGCCTGTTCTTTTTCGGTTGGTTTTTTGTCACTCACTTCGGTTTCCTCTTGTTGCGGGGCAGCAAACTCGCTTTGCGGGTTAGCTATGCTTTCTTGATGGCGCTCATGCTCTGCCAACGTCACTTGCTGCTGAATATGCTCAGCTTCCCAGTCGGCAAAAACCTTGCTGGCTTCTTCGGCACCAAATCGGTCTGTAATAAAGGTTTTAAGGTTGGTAACAAGGCGAACTAAGCCTTGCGCGCCATCAAGGGCGACTTGTTCAATTCGGTCACTGGCAGCAAACTCAAGCACAACGGCTTCACCGTCTTCATCTTTGCTAAACAGCCATTGCATGCCATCAATGGCAGGGGGCTTACCGCCTAAAAATCCAATATGGCCGAGCTCGTAACCATTGTCGGTTTTGCGTAGGCGCACAGAGCGGTTAGGGTAGCGGGCCTTTTCAACCGCCTCAGCAAAGTCAGCGTCTACTTCTTCCGCTTTGGCGTAAAGCGTATCGCCCTCTATTTTTAGCTCTTCAGCCCAACCCCACGCTGGGTCGTCTGTTTTTGGGTGGCCAACCACCAAAGGGGAGCTGCGCTTTTTAAAATTGCTCACCACGCTTTGTAGGTCTGTTTGGCTAAACTCCGCCGTTTTGCCGTTTGAGTCGGTATGTTCACCTGCTCTAAAAATTTCAAACCAATTGAGTTTTGTGTTGGGTCTTTTTTGCGCCATTGCCTTTGCTCACGTTTAAATCTTGGAGCTAGGTTAGCGATTACATAAAGGGGAGGGAGTAGGGAAACTGGTTTACATAGTGTGCAACTGCACCAGTTATTTAGACTAAACAGGCTGTAAAAAACGATCAACAACTTTTTAAGAGGTCCCAATGAACCAATTTTCAAAACTGTTTGAGTCTAACGGCTTTCAGGTGCTCGTTAAAAAATCAACGCACGACACCAACGACGGCACCGTGCCTAAGGTGTCAATTATTACCCGCTTTAGTGACGATGTAGAAATGGATTTTGGTATAGAACTGGAGGCCGACATCGACCGCTGCTGGGAGCAACGAGACAAGCTTTTTGACGGTATAAATCAAACCTCAGTTGACAACATCTTTGAAAATCTCTCCCCAGACATGAGCTCTGAGGAAGTACTTGAGCATATTTGGTGATCACTATGTCGAATACTTATTTACAAGAGCAACACAGTAAAGCCCTGGCGTTGATTGCTGAAGGCAAAACCGGTCTCTCCTCACAAGCGCTAGCATTTAACTTACTCAGCCTAAATACCACTAAAACAGACCACCCACACAACCCCGCAGACTTTAACCGTTGCCTACGGATGATTTATGCCGTTCCTGCAGTTAAAAGCAACCTCAAAAGCATGAGTAAGGTCAGTGCCTATTGGGAGGCATTAGTCGAGCATTGGGATCAAATAGAGCAATGCTTTTTGGATGAGGCAGGGTTTGAGTGGGAAAAGTCTAAAAAGGCCCCAAAAACCTACAAGTTAATGCGCTCAGTTCTCGATGTCGTAATTCCCCGTAAAGGCGATATACCCACGTTTTCCATTAATTTGTCTAAGTAGGAGATGAACATGTTTAACCTATTCAAACTTTTTAAAAAGAAGCCAAAGAAACAGTACAAACTGTCTGAGTTTAGTTTTCGTCGTGTACATAGGGGTCGCACACAGGTTTATCATACAGCAACAAATGAATGGCTAACCTGGCATTTAATTGTTGATGACGTATTTGACGCAGCGGGGGAGCATGTGACCGAAACTGACTTACACCACGCACTCATTGATACCATATTCAACGTTACGCATGTAGGCTGCGACTTCGCTAAATCTGACGATACATCACGCACCGTTGACGCCTCCAACATTCCGTTCAATTCTGAAAACAGCCCGTTATCTAGCGACAGCGCATCACGCGCCTTTGATTCTGCCGTGTCTAACCTACCAAGCGGCAGCAGCAGTGGTTCTAGTTGGTCATCTGCCTATGATTCGGGTTCGAGCTCATCATGCTCTAGCAGTTCTGATAGTGGCTCGTGGGATTAGGTTAATTATGCTAGTTGAATTTAAACCTTACGGCAAAGGCGCTCCAGTATACGTAAAGACAGCACGTATTTTAACTGCTGAGCCCTACCACTCAGGTGAAACAGACTGTGGCTCTATCATCTATTTAGACAATGGGACTACGGTACTGGTAGGTGACTACCCGCGTGCAGTAGCGTTAAAGTCCGATAAAGTGATAAGTCGGTTTGTAAACGGAGCCCTATTGATAACGCGTGAGCGTAACCGCCAGCTTATTGAAGAGGGCCACAGTACAGAGCAAGACGACCAATATAAAAATGGCGCACTTGCAATGGCTGGAATTGTATACGCAACTGTTGCCAGTGTTTCTCCTGAGCTAAGGGAGGAATACAGGCAGGTTTTTAAACAAGGGCAACGAGTTCATCATTGGCCTTGGGACGGAAGTAACCCCAAGTTAGAGCCTAAAGACGATCTAGAGTCCAGGATAAAAGAACTGACTAAAGCGGGGGCGTTGATTGCAGCAGAAATTGACAAGCTACAGAGAAAACTGCGAGCACAGGAGTAAAAGTGATGCTAGTCCAGTTTGAACCATATGGCCTTGGTGAACGCATCTACGTCAATACTGAACGCATTACCTACGTTGAACCATATAGTAGTAACGCTAGCACTGGCTCAATGCTGCATTTAGATGATGGTACTCAAGTGTTGGTAGGTAACTACCCAAATGAGGTAGCCGATAAAATCAATGCCAAGTAGCAGCAAGCGCGGTAACTCTTACCGCGCTTTTTACCACCCAATCACAAAACAACCCAACACATTCAACTGCAACCATGTTTAAAACACGTTTAAACGGCGTTTAAATTTGTTTAAACCACTTCGAGACGAATCAGTCTACTGCAAATTAGTTAGCGCCCGTTAGAGCGCGTTTGAGGCGTTATTTTTAAAAAGAGGGTAAGGCTGTCTACAAAACTTACTTTGTGATAAAAAATAAACACCCTGAGCGTGGGGCTGCAGGGTGTTTAACTCTCTTAAGGAATAACTATGTTTAAGAACAAAAATCAATTCATCGCATACGCTGCTGTGCACCTAATGGCAGCAGACAATCACTCAACGTCAAAACTTGCTCCCGAAGAAGACGCGGTACAAGATGCCATTAACCTATACAGCCAACTTAAAAAGCAAGGTATCAACATTTACGCGAGTACTAAAGATGTCGAGTTTAGTGAAGACTACCAAGCAACGATAGACAGCTTAAAAGACACAAAAAGCTAATCTGCTACCGCCTGACTATGCAGCGTAGTTAAGGTTTTTAGTAAGGCGTCGTAGAGTTTGTCTTGCTTGTTTTGTAGCTTAAAAAGCACCGAGGTGAGCGGTAACATAGGAATCACAGGGCGAGTGCCAAGCATGGGTGGAGCGCGCTCCGCCTCTACGACCTGTTGAATGCTGTTATAAATTATATGGTTCAACGCCTCTTTAACATCATCTACTGGCTCTGCCGCGCCTTTAAAAAACACCTTAACCATTTGCCGAGCTTGCGCCAGTTCTTCTGGTGTTAGCTGTGCTAAGTCTGCTTGTGCGCTTTCCAAACACGCAACAACGGGTTTCATCACTACCGTTACATCACTCATAGGCTCCCCTTGGGTTTAAGTAAATAACCAAATACAAAGCCAAGCTTACGCGCGCGCGAGCAAGTAGCGCATATAGAAATCACTTTACATACGGTGCTACTGTAACTGCATCATCAACAACAAGAGAAAACCATGAAAAAAGAGATCCATGAGTTTAACGAGCAGCTAAACAATTACCTTAAAGCCCGTTTCAACTACAAACGGCGTGTGAGCAAGGTCACCGTGCTTGAAAATAAAATAGACGCATGGAAGAAAAAAGTAGTTCTATACATAAGATACAAGCCCAATTATAGCCCGTATTTACCCAACACCCTGGTACTTGCTCGAATTGGGTTTCATCAATCACGCAAAGGACATGGTACAGATTTGCTCAAGTTCCTAAAGCAGCAAGGAGCTCAGTATGGCATAGAGCATATTGCTGTTGAGATGGTGAATGAAAACTCCAAAGCCTTTTGTAAAGCATCTGGATTTGAAGAAATAGCGAAGGAAGTATGGAGTATTCCCGTTGCAAAACTAAGATAAGATGGGCCTTAGGCTCATCTTATAGCTCTGATTATGCTAACGTTAGCATATTCCAATTAACCAAAATCAAGTTTAAGTGTAGACACTTCTTTAACTCTCTTGCGTGTAGGGTCTTTTTCTGTAGCCTTGAGATTAATTTCAACATCAACTTCCTGGCCCAAAGTATAAATAATACTATCTACTAAATAGTAAGAGCCCTGATAATGAATGAACTCATTTTCCCTTGGAATGGCTACTAAATCTTGTTCGAAGTAACTTGGCTTTTCAGGTGAATTATTTATGAAAAACTTACTTTTAATCATTCTCTTTCCTTAAAATTTTTTATCTTACAAGTGGTAATCTTAAGAGAAGGTTATTTGAGCTAATTAACAAAAGCTAACCAACAACCTCATATCTACTATACTCACAAAACGCTAGATATAAAGGAGATAAATCATGGAAAGCGTATTTAAATTTGTAGAGCCAAAACAGGAAGCGGCACCACAGGGATTGATTAAGTTTTTTGGCTTAGAGCGATGGTGGCTCAATGAGATAGAGCCGTACGAGCGAAAGCGCATACACGACCATTACGACCCATTGGGTGGTAGCAACAAGATTGACGAAGGCAAAGTCCACAGGACATCAACCACCAAAGTTAGGTTCTTACAAACCTTAGCGGGTTGGTTCTTACGCAAAGAAGGCGATTTTGAGCTCTGCCAAAAGATCTTAAACAAAGCTGAAGACTCAGTAACCCCATACACCAGCTCTACCGACCTACACTTTTTGTACGGCCGCGCGGTTAAGTTTTACTACAAACATCGCAAGCAAGGTAACAACCTGCAAAGGGCTATTTTCTATTGCCAAAAGCAAATAGACAACTCGGCCAAGGCCATACTCTCAATGCAAGGCGAACATAAGGCCATGTTAAAGCGGTTAGACGAGTGGGGGATGCCACCAAAGGAAACGCCGTTTTATATACCATCGCATCGCGGTTATTACCAATTAGCGATTATCTATAAAAAGCAGCAGGAATGGCAAAAGGTGATCGACTTATGTCAACAGGCCGACGAACAAGGATGGGCAGGGGATTGGCAGAAGCGGATCGCTGAAGCTAAACAAAAATTGGGTTAGCGGCTGTTAAATTCAAAAACGCCTGAGTAATCAGGCGTTAACTCTAACTTTTTAATTTAGTTGTCATATCTGCGAGGTAGCTATCGATCTTTAACTTAAACGCAATCCGTACCTGAGTACCTTTCTTACTACTTAAGATATTGTATTTCGCCCCATTTTTGGTAGCAACATGCTCAATAACAAAGATACCTAGTCCAAATTTAAATTTCCGCTGAAACCAAGAACACCCTCTACCGTTGTCCATAATCTCAACTTGTAATTGCTCCCGAGCTTGTTCTACGTAAACTTCAATTATTTTAGCTTTTCCATGCTCTACAGAATTCTTCACCGCATGATAGATTACGGCATAAATATCTTGTTGAGTCTCACGCGTTAAGTTTGTGGTTTGCGCAACGGAGTAAAAATACTGGAAATCGATATCACTAGCTTCATATTGCAAAGATGCTTTAATCGCTTGCAACCCTTGCTCCAATGAACGCTTACCCAATACAGCGTTACCATGCGCCATAGGCACGAGCTGATCAATACTCTGATCTAAGCAAGCCAATCCATCTGCATGTTTATTTACATCAGGAATACTGAAACAAGCCTTTGCTTTTAACATCCAATGTAATGCTTCGTGCAGAGGGCTTAAAGTAAAGCCAGAATATTGCTCTTCAGCAATTGCTTTTCTTCGTCCGCTGATTACAACACCTGCAATAACACTTGACCCAATAACCAAAATAAACATAAGCAGTAGTCCGCCAATAAACCAATAGGACTGGTGCCACCTACCTTCAAAGTTGAGTTTGAATTCCTGTTCGCTCCATTGTCCGCCATCTTGCCTAACTCTTATGAGCAAATCATATCGTCCAGGTGCGATATTAGAAAATTCAACAACTCCATTTTCTGCTTCAAACCAAAGATCATCGATCTTATATTCAAACTTTAAATCCTGCTCAAAATCAAATGACGTGAAATAGAATTTAGTACGATCTTGAGCTTCAAGTTTATTAGGTAAATCAGTGAAAAAACCTTGCGAGTTCTCAACCCCTGCCAAGGCCAGGCGAGAAGTATCTTCCAAGTATTTGGTATCAAATGTTTCAATGCCATACTGACTACCAAACACAAGCTTCCCGCCATCAAGATATAAAGAGTTAGCGGTAATATTTAGTCCCTGAGTACTTTGAAAGAGCGACAGTTCATCTGTCATTCGGTATACACCATTAAGCGTACCTATATGAAGTGCTTCAGAGCTACTAGCCAAAGCCGTTATGCTTTGAGGTGTATCTAGTCGTGTAAGTATCTCACCATCAAATTCATAAAGCCCCTGCCCAAACGTTGCCACATAAGTTTTATTATTAAACTTCGCAAAGCCAATTATCGTGCGTAGTGATTCACCAAACCTTTTAATAAATCCTTTCTCATCTAAAATATAAAACCCGTTACCGGTTCCTATATAGAGCGTAGTATCGAGGTGCGCTATACCTGTGACTTCTTGAGTAGAAATTACTCCGTTGATATGAGCTGCGGCCTGCAAGCTGCCATCATCAATAATTTTGAAAACACCATCGTCATTTGTTCCGACTATTAATTGTTCGTTAACTAAGGCCAGAACAATTACATAACCATCATAGAGTTTTGTGGACTCTTTTGATTTTAATTCATACACGGTTAGGCCCTTTGACGTACCGATATATAATCTAGAACCTATGGCTTTCAGATCAGTAACAACATAACCATACTGACTAGGATCACCAATTAGAGTTGTTTTGCCACTATCTACAAGGAAAAGCCCACGTTCAGTGCCCAAGAACGTCCCATAACTAGTCTCTAGTTTCAAATTATATTCAGACGCAACTGGTGGAGGGAGATGCTTGCGTTCGCTACTTAGTATCTCAATTTGATTCGTGCCAATTAACCAAAGGGCATCGCTATGATCCTTAAATAGATACTTGAAAGGCTTACTTGTGATTCCAATGCTACTTTCCAATACACTAAAATCAAATAAACTCAGACGCATAAGTCGCCCTTCATGCTCTATCAACGCTGTATTACCATCTAGTTTGATCACAGTTGGATAGTTTGGCCATTCAACTTCCTTAGTTTTACCATGATTATCAAAATATTTAAGATAGCCATTGCGCCATGCTAAAAGTCCGTTTTCGCTTGCAGACATTCGAGAGAACTTAGCAGCTTCTTTATCGATCAAACTTAGTTCATCGCCGTCAAATTTATACAACCCCAAATTGCTATCAACATAGCCGTCTACAATTGCGGCTGCTTCCATATTTTTGCTAAAAAGATTAATTGGTAAAGCTTGAGTATCATTAAAACGAAACGCAGTAACTTCACCTGAATTGCTGCATACTAACGTTTGCTTTGAAAGTGCAAACCTCCAGCACGTATCTTTAGTCAATTGGTTTATTGCATAAGTTTTAAGGTCAGCTAGATAAATGCCTTGGTCTCCCATAGCAAATAGTAATCTATTTTGCTCAGGGAGATACTTTATGTCTTTCACCCAGTTGGAAGGGAGTGGGAACAGCTTATTTAGTGGTACATAGTTTAGTCCGTCAAATCGAAACCCACCAGTTTGAGTTGCTTGGTAAATATACCCGTCCTTGTCTTGGTCAATACCGTACGCGTAGCCCGCTGGCTCATTATTGGCGCTGCTGTATACACTGATAAATAGTGCAATCAAAGCAAGAAAAGACTTAGATAAACTGTCCATTTATTAACTGGGGCATTATTGCCCCAGCCTCCATATTAACTTAATTCGCGATAACGTAGTTGTTGTGTACTCTCGTGCCGCACAGCTGAATAATTTCAGGGGCTTTAAGTTTGTTACTTTTGGTAACTTCTTTGTTAGCGGATTGTATCACAACTTCATCATCTAAGTTAACTTTTTTGTCGCTCTTTAGGTGTACTTCATCGCTAGGCCAATCGTTGTTATTAAAATTATTTATCAACAACATAGTTGGCTTTCTTGGATCTTCAGGGTGGGCTTTAGTCTTCCAAAGTTGCATTACTTTCTTACCAGCATCGACTCCATACAGTTGGGTATAAGCTTGAGCAAGAAACTTAGCGCCTTCTTCGGTAGTTATAATTATCCCTGTTTTTTCAAATTTAGAGCCACAATCGAAGCTAATATCTGTATTTAAATGGCTCCCATCTGGAAGTAACAGAGTTGCATAAATATTTTGAACCTGCGCTCTATCAGGTAGTGGTTCAAGCGCTGTTGCGCTAAGACTAAGTGAACTAGATATTGAAAATACAATAAACTTAAGTTTTTTTAGAGTAGCCATTAACATTCCTATATTAGTTTCAGCGTACTCCTTGCTACAGCAGCTACAATCGCTTTATCTCGGCCATACTCAATCACTGCATCAATAAGAATGGGCGCTAAAGCTTTTCTAACTTCAAGGAGCCTTGCCATCGGTAATTTTCTATCCAGCACCTGATCCAACACTTCCTCTACAAACTGATTAATTGAAATTAACTCTACTTTCATTAATTCCTTGTCGTGAGTGCTATAAGTGTGTTCTGGCTCAGCTACTTGGTTTTTTACTTCACGTTGTTTTGAAGAGGATGTGCCAAAAAGCCAATCCAACGAAATATCTTCCCGTTGACACAACTTAATAATCGCTTCATAGGGCAGTGAACCTCTTTTACGAGCTTGGTTTACGGCACCGAGTGATAAACCCATTTCCGTAGAAAGTGCTCGATCACTGGTTACACCTAACTTCTCGGATAAACGTTCAACAACCTTATCAATGTCGATTTCTTCATTTTTTAAGTTATCAGCAATCATAAATACAATCAACTTCTTTTGTGGCTCACAACTACTTTTGTGAATCAAAATTAAATCTTGACATTCACATATGAGCACTGCTAATTTTAAAACCACATTTAAAGTTGATTGAGCAACTTCAAATGTAGATATCAAATACTTTAATAATTCTAGAGGTGTACTTTACATGAAACCTAACAGTAAACCCACTAAGTTAACTTATCAACAAATCAAAGAGAAGTTGGATGAAAAGGATATTCTTCTATCTGATATTGCTGAAGTTTTGGGTGTGAGCCGCTCCCATGCGTACCAAATAGCAAAGGGGCTTGGTAAGTCAAAACGTGTAGCTGAGGCAATTGCTAAATGCCTTGAATTGAAGCTTACAGACGTTTTTGGCGACGAGTATGAAAATGTACATTCGCGTTCAAAATCTTGCAGAGATAAGCGAAGAAATGAACTAGCAAAGGTACTAGCTCTAGACCCAGCAAGTTCATTTAGCAATGTTCCAACAAACTAAGCAAGGGCGAAATTAGGGGAGAACTTACCATGCAACTTACTAATTCTATTTTTTCTGCTCCAATAGCACCTGATTGCGATATCTATACACAGTTCCTGCATGCCGTGAATACTGCAGCCAGAACCAGTGGACTGACTAGACAAGGTATTGCAGATCGGATGAACCAAGCTTTAAAGACTAATGAAGTCGTAATTACCGAGGCCAAGTTAAATAAATATTTATCGCCTGCTACAGAGGTCTTTTTGCCTGCACATTACCTACCAGCTTTACTTTGGGCAATTCGTAACGTTGAGCCAGTTAACGTGATGCTATCGCCTATCATGTTTAAAGCTTTTGACCAACGAGCTCAACTTTTACAGCGACATGCGGAACTTGAGGTGCAAAAGCAAACGCTAGCTCAAACTCAACAAGAAATTCTCGAATCGCTATCTATACCTGACGAAGACTAATTTAAGCCGAAACCATGACTATCAAAGACCAAAAACCGTCTGAAATTCAGATTTTTAGTGACGAGGAGCAACAGCAACTAAGCACTAAAATCGAAAAAATGGCAGGGCACATACAACTTGTTATGCCGGATTCAGTTGATGAAGCATGGCAACTGGTTGTTCGCATGGAAGAACAAGCTCTGGTTGATACGGCTAAGCGAGGTCTACTGTACTTAAGTATTAAATCACATACTGAATACGGTGAATTTGACCAAAAGCTAAAAGAATATGGGATTCCTAGGCGTAATGCGTTTAATGCAATGGCGGTCTCAAAAATGTTTTTGGCGTTGCCAGAGTCAAAAGTGCAGACGTCTGCACTTTTAAACATGAACAAAAGCAAGCTGATTGAAATAGCGCGCTTACCTATTGAAACCGTCGAATCACTTGATGACGACGATTTAGAAACACTCAACGATTTATCTGTGCGTGAATTTCGTAAAGAAATTCGCAAATTAAAGGATAAACACACCGATCTAGAAGACACGCTGGCCCACACCATCAATGAGCTAGAGCACGAGCGCCTGCGCAAAGTGCCAACCACGCGATTTGATATGCCGGTGTTTGTAAGCGAGATCCGCAAAGACGCTATTTGTACCACCGAGCTATTAAACGACGCGCTGCAACAGGCCCAAGCAGGGGTAACGCAGTTAGTTGAGTTTCGCTCGCTTGATTTACCCGCACGCATTGCAGCGGCGCAAGTGGTGCACCACGCCTACGCCAGCATCTACACCCAAATAGGCACCATGCTCAGCCAACTACATATGGAGTTTGGTGAGTACGTGCAAGGCATAGAGAACTTACCCAAATTCGACGACGCCGAATGGCAATACGTAGACACCGAACGCGAGCGCCTACTTGAGTCGTTCCGCCTAAGTAAAGGAGACAAATAATGCATCCTGCCGTAGCTAAATTTAAAAACTTACCTAGCTTGCCTGGCACAAAGAACTGGAGCCAAGCCAGCGACAGTGCGCGTAAAAAAGCGCAGGCACGCGCTACCATTATTAAGCACTTAGCTGCCATGAACTGCACGTTTGAGGCCGCGTTTAACCAGCTAACGAGTAGCGTTAAAACTGGCCTTATTACCCCTGCCATACACCAAGCCATTAATGCCGTTGGCAAGTTGCCGTCTCGCGCAACCTTGTACAACTGGCACAACGCGTACAAGGAGTATGGCATGGAGGGGTTACTGCCAAATAATAAGGGTAGGGCGGCTAAACAGCCTAACTGGGCGCACCGTGCGCTTGAGTTATACCATGCGGTTAACTCTCCTAGCTTTGCTCAAGTGGCTGATCAACTAATTAAAGAGGGCTACAAAGCGGAAGACTACCAAGTACGCCGCTTTATTAATGGCCTACCGCATGAGCTTGGCCCACAAAGCCCGTATCGTATTGGTAACAAACTTTACCGTGAAAAGCACAAAGACCACCTCATACGCTCAACCGAGCATATTCCGCCGGGCTTTTTGTATAACGGCGATGGTCATACGCTAGACGTATACCTTGCACACCCAAGTACGGGTAAACCTTGGCGCGCAGAGCTAACTGCATTTCAGGATGTAGCCAGCCGCTGCATTGTTGGTTGGGAGCTAGGTGAGGCTGAGTCGTCAATCAGTACCCTTACTGCATTAACACGTGCAATTAGAACGCACAGCCATATACCAAGCATTTTGTATATAGATAACGGCTCTGGCTATAAAAGCCAAATGATGGCCGACGAGTGCACGGGGGTATATGCCCAGTTTGATATAGACACTATTTTTGCCATACCAGGTAACGCACGAGCAAAGTGGATTGAGCGCTTCTTTTTACATATGGAAGACCGCGTTGGTAAACGCTTTGCGAGTTATTGTGGCCGCGACCATAACGACCGCCACAAACAGCTAGTGCTTAAAGAAGTACGCCAAGGTAAACGCACCTTACCCACAGTAGATGAATGGGTTGCGGAGTTTACGGCATTTTTGCACGACTACCACAACAGCCCACACCCAGAAATAAAAGGCAAAACCCGCATAGAAGTGTGGGAAGAGGGGCTACAGCAAGACGCGCCGCCAGCCACCGACTTTGTGATTTTACCCCGTGAAAAGGTCAATGTGCGCCGTGGCCGTATTCGCCTACATAACCGCTATTACAGCGCTGACTATTTGCACCAGTTTAATGGCCAAGAGCTAGTAGCAGGGTATGACCTACACGACGACACCTTTATTAACCTGTACGAGAAAACGGGTGAGTTCATTATGGTGTGCCAGCTTAAGAACAAGTCACACGCTATTCCTACTTCTCGTATTGAGCAAAAACAAAGCGAGCGTTTGGTTAACCAAGAAAAACGTTTACTTAACCACTTAGCAGAAAAACAAGCCCGTGCGGCACAAAAGCGCATTGTAGACGTTGCGGCCGTTGAAGCATTAGCAGCCGACACCAGCGCCCTTACACACCAAGCCCCACAAACATACAGCATTGATATAAACGACTTTGCGGTTGACCTAGACGAGTACGAGCCAGAGCTAGCTGAAGCGTTTGTATTGGAGGATGACGAATGAAATTTACAGAGCACTACAGTGCAACCCAACAAAAACAAGTCGCGGTATTAAACGCCGAGATAGAGCTGTTTAACATTGCCGAGACAGAGTACTGCCTTGGTTGGCCATTAGCGCAAGTAAACAAGGTGCTAGCTGGGCAAAGCCCGGTAAAACCAAACAAAGTAGTTGATGCACTTTGGACCCACTTTTTTGGTGAGTTTGATGCTGAGCAACTAGCAGGCGGAACAGACATCAGCCCAACTTACTCAGAAGATGACAAGCTAGTGCTTGCGCGTATAAAAAAGCGGATGAAAGACAAAGAGCTAAGTGGAGAAGGCATTACGAGTAGCTCACTGGCCTCGCGTTTACGCAAAACTACGGGCATGGTTAGCCAGCTGTTAAACGGCAAGTACGCCGCCAACCCGAGTAAATACTTGCATGAAGTATGGAGTATTTTAGAGCCAACAACGGTAGACGAAAAACCCACAGAGCAGCAAGAACCAGAAGCTAAACCGCCTATTCGCATTCGTTATGGTGAAGTGCCCTTTGTAAAAACCAGCGTACCCACCCTGATTAAAACCGCGTGTGAGCAAGCACGAGACAGACGCCGCATTGCGGTATTTGCAGGGCAAGCTGGGCTTGGCAAAACCAAAGGCATTGAGCGTTATTGCGAAGATCACGACGACACCTTGCTAATTTACGGCAGCGAAGAAACCGCTTCAACCCAAGTGCTAGAGAGCCTAGCGATACAACTGGGTATTCCTAAAGCGTCTAACTACAAGCGATTGCAAAAAATCATTAATGCGCTAAAGGATTCTGAGCGGCTGATTATTTTGGACGAGGCCGACAAGTGCCGCCCCAATGCACTAGACCCATTGCGTACCATTTCTGACCAAGCGCGCGTAGGCGTTGTATTGGTTGGCAACATTAAGCTCATCGACAAGCTACAAAGTGAAGAGCGCTACGAGCTGATTTCAAGCCGTGTGTGCTTTTGGCCAAGCCCAGTTGGTGAGCTGCCAGTCGCAGACATAAAAACCCTGTTTTATGAGCTAACCCAAAACACCATCACCATTGCTGAAGACAACGACAAGTGGTGGCAATGGCTACATAAGCGTGTTGAGGGGAACGCTCGCATGCTGGTTGAAAACCTTTTACCACACTTGCTTACCCATATACGCAAGAACCCAAACAAGAAAGTAGACCGCCTAATGGTGAACTCTATCTTCTCTGCGATTTTAAACAAACCCACTATTTAAGGACTTAACATGACTATCATATCAACACTTTATGACTCCGCTTTTGAACAAGCTAAAGCAACTGGCCACTTTGCGGTGGTGTCTACAAATTTAGACGCTAACCAATACAAAGCGCATTGCGAAGAGCACTGCAAAAACAATGAAAATACAATGGTGATTGATGGGAAAGGCTTGGTCGCTAGCACGAACATGACGGAATTTTTAATACTACACCTTGGATTGGTTTCAGGCGAAAGTGAACACCTTGACCGTAATAGAGTTATCAAATCACTCATCAACTCAAAATTCATTTTCACCGTTTACAACGCTGACAAATGTCGTTCAAACACTTTAGAGCAATTAGCAGCAATTGCCGATGCCGCTCGTGTAGGAATGGTACTTCTTTGTACCACTGAATTTGCAAACGAACTAAAGACCTCAGAAAGATATCGTTTCATTGTAAACCGTACACTCACTTGGCTAGAGAGCTAAAACAAAACACAAAAGTAATCAGCCTTGCTGCAACAAGGCTAAACAACAGGAACAAACACTATGGCATTTTCAATCGAAGTAAACGAAGGTTTTTTTAGCGCCAAATTTGCGGTTAGCGATACCAAAAACAATACCAAAATGTTGGCGGCAATCTGTAAGCACGACACACAGGGCATTATTCTCGACAGCGTAAACGGCAACATTAAAGCAGCGTTTGCCATCCTCTTGGGTATTAAGCTATATGAATGCAAGCAGTTAGAAAAGGTAAAATCATCGGTAAGTTTTACCAACGAATTTACCTTGCATTATTCAGATATTGCCCGTTTACATACCAGTGACGACAAGCCATGGGATGTAAAAATCATTAAATTCAGCCTGTTACCAGACTTTACAATCGAGGAGGTAGCATGACGTTAGTCCAGCAAATTAAAGCCGCGCAGCACTATGCAAACATTAGTGATGATGCCCACCGCCAAAATGTATTGGAGGTGAGCAAGTTTCGCGTGGCTACGTGCACCAAGCTCACAACAGACGAGCGCAAATTGCTACTAAAGCGCTACCGCATGCTAAACCCAAACACGCGTAAACGTAAGCGCATGCCCTCAGCACTGCGCCATATTTACCGTCTTTGGGGATTACTAGCCAAAGCGGGATTGGTAAAGATAGACAGCAAACAAGCATGCGAGACGTTTTGTAAAAAGCACACTGACGGCGTGCCATTACAAGACGCTAGCGACAACTGGCAACAGCTGATTGAAATACTCAAAGGCTGGTTAGCAAGAGGGCAAGGCAATGGCAAACAGCAACAGCTTTAACGAATTTACGATTGTGGTAAACCGCGAGCGCTATAGCGAAAACCTAACCGCTCGCAAGCCAAGTAAAAAGGATATTGCGCTAAGCCGAGCCCGCCATCGTTTAGAGGCACTACAAGACAGGCGCGACATAGAGCGCGAATACAGCGTGGAGGGCCTGTTTGATGAGTGACTTAAACATTGACTTACGGGCGCTGCCTGCAGGCATTAGGCAGTTTGTAAAAGTACTAGGCGTTGAAAAAACCATTCAACTACTTAGTGAGCACCAAGGCCAGATGTTTTACATACCAAAAGCAGCCAACCCAGAGAGCCACTTTGTAAAGATATTTGGCGAGGAGATGTGCCTAGCACTGGCCAACTACGCAGAGACTCAGTACCAAGTGCCCATGCTAAACAAGGTATTAATCCAGCTGCGCGACCAGGTGATAGTTGAAGAGGTTAAAAACGGTGTAACCATTCAAGCCCTGGTTAAACGCTTTGGGATAACTCGCCAGTGGATCATGAAAATCCTAAACGAGCGCAACGCTTACAAGGAGCAACAGATGGAGTTTAAGTTATGAGTACAACACAGCACTATTATGACCGGTTAAAAGCCGCTGGCGTTCCCATGCATGAGTTTAGTTGCCCACATTGTAAAAAGCAGTTGCTAACGCAACAAAACAACACCGCATGCAACTGGGACACCCTTGCAAGCTGCCATCACTGCCAGAGGGTATTTTGGAAGATAACGGTAGCAGAGGGCCAAGGTGTTACCACGGCGGTTGCCAAAAGTGCGTAGCGATAATTTTGTATTGATAACGGCCAAGCAGTTAGCAGGCAAAAAAGCCATTAAACCGTGGATGTTTAAAATAGGCTTAGCCTTACTAAACAGCCACATTACAGAACGTAAAAACCTCGGTTTGCCCTTGTTCGAACTCGAGCAAGAGCTGGCCGAGGCTAAGAGAGAATTGGAGAACTTATGAATAAGATGACAGCAGAACAGTTTAATAGCAAATATCCTGTTGGCAGCTGCTTTATTTATCAGTCGGTAATAGCGTTGAGAGGAGGTGAGTCGGTGAATACAACGAGCGAGGCTTGGACAATGTGTAGCGGTGAAGTCGTCGTTAAGCTCAGGGGTAAGTCGGGTTGCTTTTCAATTGATCACTTAACTTTTACGGGAGCTAGTTAATTTATGACAGATAAAGCTAAGATAACTAACTTTTACGTCATCGCATGTTGCCCGCATTGCGATGAGGATACTGAAATTTATGAATATGAATACAATAGTGGCGTTGCCGTTTGCCAACATTGCGATGAAGAATTTGAGCTTTAAACAGCATTTAAACTCACTTTAAACCTAATTTAAACGGCCAGTATTGCAGTATGGCCGATTTTAATTTAGCCTAATTTAACAATTTTACTCCCCCCGTTGAAAACTACTTTCCATATGTTTGGCCTCTGATAATTACGCGATCATCACCCCATGAGCAAAGCAAAATCATTGCCTGTGTGGGTGTTGGCGGAGCTAATCGTTGCAGCAAAAACGCGTGAAGAAAAGCAAGCGATTGCTGCAACTTGTGAGCCACGATATTTACAGCTGTTACGCAATAGTGTGAAAACACTGATTGCTAAAAAACGTGCCGTAAAACCACCTAAACCTGTGCCTGAGTGCTTTGTAAAAGTTAAAACCAAACTCAAGCGTAGGACTGCCCATGGACTTTAACCTATTTAACCAATTAAAACGGCACGAAGGCGAGCACCTAACGGTGTATAACTGCCCTGCAGGGTACGCCACAATCGGTGTTGGTAGGAACTTAGAGCAGCGCGGAATATCTGAAGCCGAGTCGGACTATTTACTCAGTAATGACATTACAGAGTTCACCCACGCCGTTCGCAGCAACATTAACACCACAAAATGTAATCCTGCCCGCGAAGCTGTGCTTATCAACATGGCCTTTAACCTTGGCATTACTGGCCTACTCAACTTTAAAAACACGATTGCAGCAGTTGAAGACGGAGATTGGGAGTTAGCAGCCCATGAAATGCTTAACTCTCGTTGGGCGGTGCAAGTAGGCAGCCGCGCAGACGAACTCGCCGAGCAAATGGCCTCTGGGGAGTGGTACCTATGACCCCAGAACAAGAAAACCAATTATTCCTATCTATTGGCCAAATACAGGCCACACAAACCGCGATCCTCAAAGAGGTCACTGACATTAAAGCCGATTTAACTAAGCGAGTTGACGGCCTAGAAACGCGTGTTGAAAAGGTGGAAGGCCATGTGACCAACAACCGTGTAAGAATCGCGGGCCTTGGTGGTGGCGCTGGCCTTGCAGTTGCCATCGCCGTTGAGCTGCTGAAGCTTAAAACCGGAGGTTGATATGGCGCACTCTGCTGATATTAAAAATGCAGTGCGCCACAGCTACGTTAATGAGCTATTGGCGCTATCTGTTGCGGCTGTAAAACATAAAGTGGCAGACGGCACAGCAAGACGCTGGAAAGCCGAAGCCAAAGCCAGTGGCGATGACTGGGATTTAGCCCGTACAGCAGCCAGAAAAGCGGTAGGGCCAGCAGGGGAGTTTACTCAAGACTTTATTGAAGAATTTACTATTCAAACCAGTGAAACGTTTAGTCTACTCAGAGACCCAGAAACCGCTATGACGCCAGCTGAGCGGGTAAAAGTGCTCACTCAGCTAAGTGACATGTATAGCAAAGTTATGAAGCTAAGCGGGGGTAACAAAACCATTGAGCGCCGTACAGTGGCGGTAGAAGTGATCAAAAAACTGACCGCCTTTGTAAGCAAGCACCACCCTGACTTTTCTCCGCAACTGGTTGTGATTTTAACCGCGTTTGGCCCGCAGCTTGTCAACATTATGGATGACTGATGGGCGACTTAAATAGTAAAGAGTTCCTGGCAGAACTTGAGCAGATCACCGCAGGCCTTCGGTTAGACATTGAGGCTAAGCAGCGTGACATTGACCCAAGCCCAGAGGCAATAAAGGCAAGACGTAAGCGCGTGCTCGGCGGGGACTTTGAGTTTTTTGTGTATACGTATTTTCCGCACCATATGTGGTTGGACGAGGGGCAAGAGCCTAGCGAGTTTCAGCGCTATTTTATGAACTGGTTCCCTGAGGCGCTAAAGCTAACCAACGGCTGGAAAAACTGGTTTGTTGCGCCTCGTGGTGAGGGTAAATCAACGCTGGGCGTGAAAATATCACCTGTTTATGTGGCGGTATTGGCCCTGCTACAAGACGATGATGTTTGCAAAGAGTTAGATTTACCAAAGCCTTCGCTCTTTATTGATTACGCGATTTTGTTTGGCGCTGAAGCCAAGATGCCTGCCAAAACATTGGAAGTGGTAAAAACTGAGTTACTGCAGAACAATAATTTGCTCTTGGACTTTCCTGAGGTTTGCCAAACTAGCCCTACATGGAAGATTGGTGAGTTTGTTACCGCACAAGGCGTACGCTTTGAAAGCCGAGGGGCTGAGCAGTCTGTTCGTGGTGCATTCCACGGCGCTAGCCGCCCCAAATTACTTATGGCCGATGACATTATTACGGATAAAGAAGCCCGCTCAGCCACTGAGCGAGATTCACGTTGGGGATTTTTAGAAGCCGCTGTGCAATACCTTGGCCCACCTGATGGCACGGTAAAATTCCTTGGTGTAAACACCGTTTTAAACAGCGACGACCCAATCTCCCGTGCTGAAAACGCACCTGGCCATTTGGTACACCGCTTTAAAGCCATTGAGCAATTCCCAGAGCGTATGGACTTATGGGAAGAATGCCGAGATTTGATGCTTTTTAAAGACAAAGAGTTTGAGAAAAAAGCGGCAGCAAAAGGCCAAGCTGTAGCCAAAGAAGATAAACCATCGTTTAAGTTTTGGATTAAGCAAAAGCGCCAAATGAGTAAAGGCTCAAAAACATCATGGCCAAGCGTGCGTAGCCTGTATGACTTAATGGTGATGTGGGCGTCAAACAAGCGCGAGTTTAACCGTGAAATGCAGGGGATCGCTAAGAGCGATGAAGAGCAGATCTTCTTTCAATTTGAATTTTGGGTAAACCGACTAAATCTATGGACGCCTTACGGCGCATGTGACCCAAGCATGGGGAAAACAGCAGGGGCAGACCCTAGCGCGTTGCTGGTTGGCCTGTTTTGTAAAGAGCTGGGCAAGCTACATGTTGAATACGAAAGCCGCAAGGTGCGAGGCACGAGCAAGCTACTTAATGACCTGATACGCCTACAGCGTGAATACAACTGTTTAGTGTGGGGGTTTGAGAATAACAATGCCTTTGAATACATGCGCCAAGATTACATAAAACGCGGATTAGACGAAGGTATTGCACTGCCTTTACGCGGGGTAACCGCAACGGTAAGCCAGGAAGAACGTATAGAGGGATTGGAGCCCTTTGTGACCAACGTACCTGCCCAAATTGCGTTTAATTCAAAATGCCCGCTGGTTATGGATGAGCTAGAAAACTGGCCCGACAAACAAAGTACACACCACTACGACTTGAGCTGTGCGCTCACCATTTTATGGATGATTGCCAGCACGGGTGCAGGTGGTATGCCCAGAGTACGCAGCAAAAAAGTGACTAAATCAATAGGGGGCTACCATGTCTAAACCTCATTTAAGTTATCGGGGTTATAGAGCCCTGCAAAAAATGTTCAACATGAGCCAAAGTGACCCAAATCACTGGGCCATGATGCGAGAACTACCAAACCCCGACCCAATACTACGTAAAGCAGGTAAATCAGCACTTATTTATGACGAAATTGCCGCTGATGCGCATGTAATTGGTGAGCTACGCACACTGTGCTCTGGCATGTTTGCATTTACGGCTGAATTGGTGCCTGGCGGTGATGACGCTGCGAGTAAAAAGAGCTATGAACTAGCAAAAACGTTAATGGCAAGAAAGCCTGCAATAAACACCGAATGGATGGACGTAGACTGGCACAACTACAGCGCGATTTTGCATGGGTTTGCCGTGACTCACCTCGGCGCATATGAAAAGGAAGACAACACTTGGTTACCAAACAAAATTGAGATGTGGCCAGCCAGTCGCTTTGTGTTTACGCCTGACCACGAACTACTACTCAAAACCCGTGACAACCCGCACGGCGAAGAATTAGTAGACCAGCGCTGGACGTGTGTTCGGCATATGCCGAGCGCCAAGAACCCGTACGGTGTAGCCCTATTGAGTAGCTGCTTTTGGCCATGGATGTTTAAGCACGGTGGTTTTAAGTTTTTTGTGCAGCTTTGCGAGCGTTTTGGCGTGCCATTCCCTGTTGGCAAGCACCCAGTCGGGAAGACCGACGACCAAGTAGATGAGCTAATTGAAGGGCTTGCGAAGCTGATTACCGATGGTATCGCGACCATACCGGATGATTCATCCATTGAGATCATCGAAAGCAAGCTCAGCGGTGAGCCCGTACAAAAACAGCTGATAGATATGTGTAATGCCGAGATGAGCAAAGCACTCACATCACAAACGTTAGCAACCGAGCAAAACTCTGGCGCACGCGCTGCGAGCGAAACACACGCTAAGCGAGCAGGCGAAAACCAACGTGCGGATAGGGCACGTGTATCGAGTTATCGCAATCAAATTTTAGAGGCTATTCACCATGTGAATTTTGATGGTGGCGAGCCCCCGAAATACATTTGGCGAGACAAAAAAGAGATCAACCTAGATGCGGTTAATGTCATTAGAGAAACCGCCAAGTTGATAAAAGTAACAGAAGATCACGCCTATAAAACACTAGGAGTACCAAAACCACAGGAAGGTCAGGCGGTGTTAGAAGTAAGGGATGATGGCGCTGGAATTGCCACAGCCGCAAAACAAGACTTTGCAGCGAAGGATAGCAACCACATGGATGTAAATTCCTTTGATGAGTTTGACCAAGCGACTGATGTGGAAATTGCCAAGATATTTGAGTTTGCCAAGAACTCAGCAAGCCTAACCGAACTAAAAGATAAGATCATTTCTGAATTCCCTAACCTCAGTGGTACCGCACTGGCAGACGTTGCCAGTAAAGCGTTTGAACTGGAGTTTTTGCAAGGGATGGATGAAGCCAATTCTACGGAGATAAACGATGACTGATATACCTGAAGGTTACATGAAAGACGGCAAGGGCAACTTAGTCGCCATCGCCAATATTAAGCAAACCGACCTAATTAAAGACGAGTTTGTAAAGCAGGCCGTAGCGTTGGCTGAAAAACAGCAAAAGGAACTTGCCGAGTTTAAGCGTTTGCAGATGGAACAAGCCGATAACTTTATGGAGTTACTGGCCCAAGAGCACAACGTAAACCTGGGCGGTAAAAAAGGTAATGTGACACTTCGCTCTTTCGATAATAAATTGGCAGTAAAGATACAAGCACAAGAGCGCATCGAGCTTGGCCCAGAGCTACAGCTAGCAAAAGAGCTCATTGATAAATGCCTAGATGAATGGACCGAGGGTGGCAACCAGAATATTCGCGCCATTGTGAACAAGGTATTTGCAACAGATAAGCAAGGTACGCTAAACCCGCAGCGCATATTGAGCCTGCGCCGCCTTGAAATAGCTGACGACACAGGCAAATGGCAGCAGGCTATGGACATTCTAGCAGAGTCAGTAACGTCAATTGATAGCTGCCGTTTTATTCGCTTTTACAAGCAAGATGATCACGGCAATGACAACGCCGTTTCACTTGATATTGCAAAGCTGTGAGGTGAGATATGTCTATAACAAACGAGCAATGGCAGGAAATAGAAAAGAAGCTAAAAGGCATTTACCCATGCGTTAAATTTAAATTTGGCGAATACCAGCTGAGCATAGCACGAGTAAAAGTATCTGAGTCCACTTTTCATCTAGGTGTGTATATAAATGGTGAGATAAAAGGGGCTTGGTTTTCTGAAAAAAATGAGCGTCCTGCTTGTATTCCGGATGTGTGGCGTAAAAGAACAAAGGCCATGTATTCAGCTAAGACAATCAAGGAAATAGAGAAAGCTTTTGGTAAACGTCAAAGCAAGAAGTATTACCCTGATCTCCATAAAAAGCATGTCTACTATGATTGCTGTTTTACAACGGCCGCAAGCCTAGTCCGTCAATTCAAAAAACTCAATAACCTTATATTGGAGACAGAATAATGGAACCAATTACGATAGCTTTGGGCCTAGCTAAGCTAACCGGCCTGGATAAAAAGATAGGCCAATGGATTGGTGGTGATAATGGCGCAGAGGTAGCCACAAAAGTGGTTGATATGGCGCAAACCCTCACGGGCGAAGGCGACGCAACGAAGGCGTTTGATAAGATCAGCAAAAGTGGCGAGTTACAAACCCAATTTAGGCTTGCAGTGCTAAATAAGGAAGAAAGCTTAGCCGAGCTGGCATTCAAAAATTTGGATAGCGCTCGGAATATGCAAAACAAAGCGCTAGATCAAGATGACAAAATGGCAAAGCGATTTGTTTACCAGTACGCGTGGTTTTTAACGGTCGCAACCTTCATTTATATAGGCTGTATTACTTTTATTGACATCTCAGAGCCTGCAAGGCGCTATGCCGATACCATTTTAGGCTTTTTACTCGGTACCACACTTGGTGCAATCCTGCAGTTTTTCTATGGTTCAAGCCTTGGCTCCAAGGAAAAAACCAATAAATTGCTGAGTAGGTAGGGCACTTATGCCAGGTTTATCTCCCCAGTATGGCCAACTCGTTAAATTCGATGAGGCCATTTCCAACCTTAAACAAAAAATCCAAATACCCACCGAGTCATATAAAGACTTACAAGGCCATATTCACGCGCGAGCATTTACAGTTGCAGGCGCTACAAAAACAGAGCTGTTGGATGACCTATATAAGTCAGTAGTAGCTTCTATTGAGCAAGGTGAAACACTAACGTCATTTCGAAAACGATTTGATGAAGTAGTTGCAAAACATGGTTGGTCATATAACGGTAAGCGTGGCTGGCGAACACGCGTTATCTATCAAAATAACAAAAACACAGCGCGAGCAGCTGGGCGCTGGCAACAACAAGAACGACTAAAGCACAGACGCCCGTATCTTTTATACTTAACGGCAGGTGATCAGCGTGTAAGAGCAGACCATCAAAAGTGGCACTATATATTACTGCCATTGGATCATAAGTTTTGGGACTCGCATTATCCACCAAACGGATGGATGTGCCGCTGTAAAGTTGTAAGCTTGAGCGATGCTGATATTAAACGCATGGGCTTAACCGTGACGCCGGACAATGTAGTCGACCCATTATTAAAACCGTTTAAAGTGGCTGATCCACAAACTGGTGAAGAGTTAGCAAAACTTACGGGTATTGATTTAGGCTGGAACTACAATCCAGGCAAAGCATGGTTGGGCGCTGACAAAGCCACGGGCGAAATGCTAGGGCGCTTGGATAACAATTTACGTGAAGTAGCTACGCCCATTTTTAATGAGATCATCAATCAAGGTGAAAGTCATTTCAAAAAGCAAATGGCTACTGCAGCTGCAAAGCAAGTATTAAATAAGGTAGACTCAGGAACCGCATTTACGCTTGGCCATATGCAAAGCAAAGTATTCGACCATATAATAAAGGTAGCACCACAAACCAAGAGCACACTCATCGTCATCGAGCACTCAGTACTGATGACAGCTATCAATCTATTGGGGTTCGAGAAAGCATCTGAATTGATGCGCATTGTACAAACTGGCGAGTTCATTTCGTTTAATAAAAGCGTGGTCAAACTGGCCATTGATGGCGTGATGGTAACAGTGCAGATTGGCAGTGATTTTAATCGCGTAGTTGCTTTAAACAAGATTTAAACCGTGTTTAATGTCCGTTTAAAGGTCGTTTAAACTCAATTTTAAACGGCGAATTTCGATCTAATTCTAAACGTACAATGAGCAGGAATGATCGCGAAATGAGGCAAAACGATCAGGTTTTGTCTAAAAACAAATGCCTGATGAGATTTTAAGGATTTAAAGCGAAATTATCTGAGGTCCAGATTTAATAGGGGCTTCAGAGCATCCATTCATTGGAATCCGATCCATACTCAAATCTAGAAATGAACAACCCCTTACAACAAAAACACCCGTCAAAATGTCTCATATTTACCTATTTAACATAACGTAAATTATGGGTTGTTTTATACAGTATTGCATAAGAGGCGGTATCATTACTATAATATGTCCAATACTAACCAATATCGGACTTAATATGGTTTTGCCCTTAGTCGATACCCTAAAGCAGCTTAGGTATCAAATTGCGCATCTTGAAGATAATACGTTAGCACATGAATATCCTGAGTTGGCAAAATTTTTAGCGCGTCATGATAAAACATTGCCGGTTGTTGATGAGTTGCAGTTTTTGTATCAGTTTTTATATGTCTATGGCCGTAAGTCTGAAGCAACTTTTAACCGCTTTCGTAATGAATTGGAGCGATTTTATTTGTGGTCTTGGTTAGTGGCCGAAAAGTCGGTGTTTGAACTAAAACGCGAAGATATTGAGGCTTATGTGGATTTTGTGGTTGAGCCAGATAAAGCGTGGACGCAAACGTCGGTTCAGTGGCGTTATAAACAGAACCAAGGTATACGCCAGGTTAATGAAAACTGGCGGCCTTTTGTGCTTAAAGAGAATGGCGCTAGCCAGCAGACTTTAGCAGCAATGTTCACCGCACTTAACGTATTTTATAAGTTTGCGATTTTGGAAGAAAAGTCGTTTGCTAACTTTGTACCTGTGGTTAAGAAAAATAGCCCGTATTTGGTAGTTCAATCGCAAATTAATCTCCCCGATACGTTGAGCGATTTACAGTGGGAATATGTGTTTGGTGTAACGCGTGACTTAAGTGAGCAGCAGCCAGACTTAGAACGAAATTTGTTTGTATTGGCTTGCTTAAAGGGATTGTATTTACGTATTTCAGAGCTTTCCGATCGCCCTCACTGGTCTCCGGTTATGAGTCACTTTTGGCAAGATCAAGATGATTTTTGGTATCTTAGGATCATGGGAAAAGGAAATAAATTAAGAGATGTAACACTGAGTGAGGACTTTATTGGTTATCTGAAGCGGTATCGGCAATATCGCGGTTTAAGTGCCCTGCCCCGTGTTGACGAGCCCTACCCAATCATTCACAAGCTACGTGGTCAAGGCGGAATGAATGTTCGTCAACTTCGCCGTATTGTGCAACAGAGTTTTGATCTGGCGGTGGCTAAATTGAAAGAAGATGGTTTTACTGAGGATTCTGAACAGCTTGAGGCGGCAACATCGCACTGGCTAAGGCATACAGGCGCAACACACGATGCTCAGCATCGCCCGTTAAAACATCTATCTGAAGACTTAGGCCATGCTAAAATCGCAACAACGGATCAAATCTATATTCAAACAAATATAAAAGAACGTGCTAAATCTGGGTTAAAACGTAAGATATAATGGTATTTGCTTAGCTGAGTTAGCTCATCTCTAATCTTGGCGCTTTGTGCCGTTTACGCAAGTTATCACAATATAAGGAGAGTCGGTTGCAATATTCGATATGTATTCTACTTTTATGCTCTTTTTCGCTATCCGCGAATGTGTTTGAAGATATTTCATGTGGTGCAAGTGACGCATCGAAGTATCCAAATAAAACAGAATTTAAAGGCAGCGTAGAAAGAGAAGTAACGGAAGTTGGTGTAAAAGAGTTTTTTGATGGAACAGGTAAAACTGATTCATCTCAAGAACAACGGTTATTTGAATTGGTTGATAGAGCAACTGGGAAATACAAAAAATCGTTTCCTCGCAGATCATATGATTCAAAAAATAAAATAGTAATTGAGCATCAAATCATACAACCAGAAATTATCTTCAATTTAGGTGGCAAGATTATTACTGGTACTAATCACGGTGAGTTTGGTGGTGAATTACTGCTAATAGATGAAAACGATAAAATTACACTTATCAAACAAATGAATGTTGAAGATATTTATGAAATGCCATTTGGCATAGTCGTAACTTCAGGTTTAGCACATATGATGTCGAACTACGGAAATATTCATCTAATGTCTAATGATTTCAAAATAGAAAAATTATACAGTTTGGTTGGTATGCCTAAGTCTTCTTGGATACTAGAAAATGGGGATTTACTCATTAATAGTTATCCATCCGGCTCACAAGTGTTAACTCAAAGTGGCTATATGAAACGAGTGAAATGTATCTCTAATAAGCCACAAAATTAA